AATACCAGCAAAAGCTGCTGCAGAAACAGCTAAAGCTTTCATAGATGCTATTGTTGACTTAGCAGTCCTGTCTAGTGACTGCATAGAACGAGTCATAGCATCAATATTTTTAATTGAATTCTTTGAATCAAAGTTGCCAGCTTTAGCTACATTTTTTTGAGTGTTGTTTGCTGCTAAACCTAGCCTATTTAAGCCCTTGTTAATATTTTCAATAGAAAGAAGAGCTTTAGAATCATCTGCATTAAAATGAAGTTGTACTGTCATTTCAATCTCCTATAAAATAAAAAAGCCCTAGGAACATTGATTCCATAGGGCCAATTTATAAATTAAAATTACTCTTTGTATTCGACTATAGTTCCTTTTGGAGTACCATAATCTAAAACTGTTCTTTCAATAAAGTTAGCAGGTGCTTGTTGACTAGAGCCTGCATTTAAGTACTTAATATAGTCTTTATCATTATTAATTTCAAAAGAAAGTTTTTCTTTGTCTAGGTTAGTTACTTCCCAAGAGTTAGCTGCGGCCCCTGTATCCTTAGGTGTAACTTCTTTTAAGTCAGATAAAATTGCTTTACTTACAGAATCTAATTTAGAACTTATTTCTCTTTCGATTTGTTTTTTAAGGCCTTTTTTATCAAAAGTGAAAGTTGTCTTAATCATGTTATTCCTTTAACCTTGATGTTACCTCTTGCTCTGTAAATCTATTAGAGAATCTATCAAATAGTTTTTCTGCAAAAGTCTTTTGTGTAGTTGAATTTAAACTCTCTTGTTTTAAAATTTTAAGAGATTCAAATAAATCTTCTGGTTTTATTTTACCACCACCAAAACTCATAGCAATAACCGCAGAACGATTATCTTCTCGCCAACCTAATGGACGTCTAGAAAAATATTCTTGCCAACCTAAAACTTCTTCATAAGGTAAATTGTCTAACTCTACTAAAGTTAAACCTAAACAAAAAGCTAACTCATAACGAGATAGCTCTTCGTTGCTTAGTCGTTTCCCTTTGGCTCTTCCGCATTAATACCTGAATAAACAAGTACTTCTTTAGCTAGTTTTGAAATTTCATCTAGTGGAAAAGAGTCAATTTCATCGTCTGTCATTTCGTTAGCATCTACTACACCAATACGAATTACTTTACGTTGAATAGCAAGACCTTGCTCATTTTCTGCTAGTTTTTTAACCTCAGTATTAACAAAAGACTGGAAATCTTTAACTTCTAAACCTGTTAGTTTTTTGATCTCAACAGAATCTTTTTTACCTAAAAAGGTTACTTTTTTAGTAGGTGCAATTTGACCAAGAAGTGAACGCATATTATTTATCTCCTAAAATATCTTTATTATTTTCGCGAATTGACTCAATCAAAGAATTAAGTTTACTCAGATTAGAAAGAGTTGTCATTACCTCTTGTACTTTTTCTGGTTGACCTTGAAATTCAGGTAGTCTAGCGATTGTTTTTTGTGTTGAAATAGAAATACTGGCTTGCATGTGCTTCAGTGTTTCTTTTACAACGTAATCATTTGAAAACGGTTTATTCATTTATGGATTCCTGATGTAAGGAGGCCCTCACACCAAAGTATAAGGGCCTTCTAAAGATTAGGTAGTAGCAGTTACAGTGAAAGGACCATAGAAGTCTGACTGAATTGAAAGAGCTACTGTGGCAGTCATTGCATCATCACGTGCAGGAGTTGTTAGCAGTGATTCTACTTTACCGACAAAGTAAATTAGTGCGTTAGGAATAGGGACAGCTGAAGAACCACCAACGTTGGCGGTTGTACCGCCAGTAATTAGAGTTGGAGGTTTAGCGGTAAGTAGCGCTACTTGGAATACCTTTGAGATACCGTCAGCAACAGCATCACCTAGAGTACCTGATGTAGCAAAGCTTGCGGGAACCTTAGCCCAATCACCGGGAACATAGTTAACAGTTAGTTCAAGATCAGGGGCGTCTGACTGAGCACCAATGGACTGAGTCTGAGCCTGACCATAAACTGGAACCTTAACGATGTTAGCTGGTGTACCAAAAGCTGGCATGTCACGAATATTTTTGATTTCAACAAAGTTACCAGCAGCAGCAAAGTTGGCTTTTAGGTTAGTTTCGTTTAGTGTAGCTGGAACAGCTGTACGAGAAACGCAAACAGCGGAATACTGAGCAGCTGAGATAGAAGTAGGAAATGCCATGTTATATCCTCATTAGATTGTGTATGGACCAAAGAAGTCTGATTGAATTGAGAGAGCAACAGTAGCAGTCATTGCATCATCACGAGCTGGAGTTACTAGAAGTGATTCAATTTTACCAACAAAATAAATAAGAGCATTAGGAACTGTACCAATACCGCCAGCACCAGCTGTAGTATTTAAGTTAGCAGGTTTGGCAGTCATAAGTGCTACTTGAAATACTTTAGAAATGCCATCACCTACAGCATCACCTAGAGTACCTGTACCTAGAGTTTGACCACTATTTTGGAAAGCTGCACCTGCTTTAGCCCAGTCACCTGGTACAAAGTTAACAGTTAGTTCTAGGTCAGGAGCATCTGATTGAGC